AAGGATGTCAGGAAGCGGTAAATCATATTTCACAGCAGATTGGATTAAGAGATATAAACAAATCTATCCAAAAAATAATGTATATTTACTTTCTTCTTTGGACCAAGATGATAGTATTGATAAGATAAAAGATTTGTATAGAATTAAATTAAATGAATTTGTAGAAGATGGATGGACAATTGATGATTTAAAAGACTCTTGTATTATATTTGACGATACTGACTGTATTCAAGACAAAAATATAAAAAAACATATTGATTTGTTACTTAACTCTGTTTTACAAACTGGACGACATTCACGTACAACAGTTATATTTACATCCCATTTAGCAACAATGGGAAAAGATAGTAAAATTATATTAGCAGAAGCACATTCGGTTGTATTATTTCCTGCCACAATGGGTGCAAGAAATTTAAAATATATTTGCGAACAATACTTTGGATTAAGTCCAGATGAAGTAAAAAAATTAAAGAAATTAGAGGGAAGATGGGTACAGATTAATAGGACTTATCCCAAATCCATCTTAAGTGAGAAATATGCTTGCTTACCTGCATTATTGGATTAAATTCGTTATCACTATAAATAAAAAATATAGTTATAAATTAATGTATAAAATACAACCATATTCTTTTGCAAAAGCAAACGAATTAGGAGTTTATATAAAACCATCAACAAAAAAAAATAAAAAGATTGATGTATTTGATGGAAATCATCAATACATTTTATCAATTGGTGATAAGAGGTATAATGATTTTCCGTCGTATATTAAAACTCATGGTTATGAATATGCAAATGAACGAAGAAGATTATATCATCTTCGTCATAAAAAATATGAATGGGGTTCAAAGGGCTTCTACGCTTCGGAAATTTTGTGGTGATTATGATTTAAAGACATATCTTATATAATCTTATACAATGCCCAAACGAGCAATGGATTACTCAAAAACAATTATTTACAAAATTATATGTAGAGAACCAACTATTTTGGATTGTTATGTTGGTCATACAACTAATTTTGTAAAACGAAAATATCATCATCAATCTGATTGTAATACAATAACACAAAAAAATTATAATAATTTTATATATAGATTTATAAGAGAAAATGGTGGTTGGAAAAATTGGAATATGATATTAATTGAAGAAGTTGAATGTAAAAATTTTAATGAAGCATGTAAAAAAGAACAATATTGGATAGATGAATTAAAACCATTATTAAATACACGTAGAGCATTTAATAGTGATGAAGATTGGAAGGAATATTTTAAAAAATATCGTGAAACAGAAAAACATATAACATATATGGAAACCTATAGAGAAAAAGCAAATGAACGTTCAAAAGAATATTATCAAAATAATAAAGAAGAAAAATTAAAATATGCTTCTGAATATAAGCAAATTAATTATGAAGAAATATTAATAAATCAAAAAAATAATTGGGAAAAAAATAAAGATAAATATAATCAAAAAACAACATGCATTTGTGGAAGCATTTTTTTATTAAGAGCAAAAAATAGACATAATCAAACAACAAAACATCAAAATTTTATAAAAAATAATCTTATAATAGATAATGGAGAATCCGTATGAAGAAGCACATTGGGGTTCTTTTACAAAGCAGTGGAAGAATCGTAAAGCAGAATATAAAAATTATGATACTCTTGAAAAGTTTGCTGATTTTATATTAGCAAATCCGAGCAAATTTAATAAGATTTCAAAACAACGCAGTCATTTTTACAAAAATTTAATCAAAAGAAAAGGAGGAATGTTTAAAAAAAACACAATAACTAAATTAAAAGAAGAATTCAATGAATTATGGAATAGAAAAATTAGAATTCTTCAAGGTTTAAGCGATTATATACTTGATAAAATAGAAGATAGCAGAGGTTTATTACAAGCATCTCAACTTTATGATGATTATAAAAATGCAGCAACAGAAGTTCTCAGACAATCTAGAGATTTAATTCGACAATTAAATAATTTAAAACGAGATGTATTAGAAACAGATGGAATAACAGAAGAAAATAAAAAAACTTTAATACTTAATAAAATAGGAAAATTAAGACAATTATCAGAAGAAATTGATAGTGTAAAATCAGAGTACGATGATATTTGGAAAAGTATAGTGCCACGTGCTAGGATGACAAATAGAATGGGAGAATCTGTAACTGCTTTGTCATATGACCTTCCAGATGACCTTCCAAATGACCTTCCAGAAAAACTTTTAAGAGAAAACCGCGCTACACCAACAACATCAAGTATATCACCTTCTGTAGAAGTACCAATAATGGCTAGAAGCCATCTGTATAATCTTCCTATTGATGAATTAATAACAGCACTTAGAGCTCAAAATGAAAAAAATCATGATAACACAATTCTTGAACTTATTCATGAATTGGATGATATTCGTTCGTCAAGTTCTAATGTACCACGAGAACAACGAGTAAATGATGCATTAAAAAGATATGGATTTGGAAGACCAAAAAAAGGAATGAAAATTACAAAAAAATGCGAAGCAATGTATGGCGGACAAATGACAAGAGATTTGTATAATTATCACAGACAAATAGGCGGCAAGATGAGTGTGAGTCAGTTTCAAAAGTTTTTGACAAACTCTTATAGCAAAAAGCCAGAACAAAAAATTGATGATTTCGAGTATGACCCAGAATTATCAATTGATAGAGCAAAAGTATATCATGACCCTAAAACAGGTCAAGCAGTAATAACTCACACTGGAACTGATAGCGCAACCGATTGGTTGAACAATTTAGCAATTGCAACAAATACATATAAATATACATCCCGATACAAAAATGCAAAAAAAGCACAAGAAGCAACAGAGAAAAAATATGGCAAGCAAAATGTAAGTACAACTGGGCATTCGCAGGGAGCTCGTCTAGCAGAAAAATTAGGTAAAGAAAGTAAAGAAATATTGACACTTAATAAAGCAACAAATCCTTTTGAACAATATTCTTCCAAAAATCAAACCGATGTTCGTTCTTCTGGAGATTGGGTTTCATCACTTAATCCACTTGGTTGGATGGAAAAGAATAAAAAAGTTGTTATTCCAAAACAATCAAATAATATTATTAAGGAACATTCTCCAGATGTTTTATCAAGAATTGACCCAAATATGATGATTGGTGAAGGAAGAAAACGTAGAAATAAAAAATTAAAGCGACTCTGTAACTGTTGTGGTGCAAAGTGTCCCTATTGCAGATAGATAATTTTGATGTTTTTTTGATTTTTCATGTCTTACTTTAGCACGAATTCGCAAAGTTGAACCACAATTACAAGTAAAAGTTTCTTTCATTTTTTCAAGAATTAATTTTTTATTCTTTTGATATTTTATTTTATTTTTTTCAATTATTTCTTCCTTATGTTTATTGCAATATATTTTTCCTTTTTCAGCAATTTCCTCTTTATGTTCATCATAATATATTTTTTTTCTTTCAGCAATTTCCTCTTTATGTTCTTCACGATATATTTTATCTCTTTCGGCTATTTCTTCCTTATGTTCTTCACGATATATTTTATTTATTTCAATCCTTTCTTCCTTAGAAACAAAAGGTTTATTAATATTCACGCATTTAATATCATTAATCCATCGTCGTTCTCTTGCTCTCAATTCGTCACTTGTATTGCATGGATATGCTTGAATTAATTCGATATAACAATTTTCAATTCCAAACTTTTCAAACAAAGTAAAGGAAGAAATATAACTATATTTTTCTGGATTTCTTTTCCACTTTTTATAATCGTCACGATGTTGATTCATTCTCTGACTTAATAATCTTTTACAAGATGACCCTATATATGGTATGCAATCTTTATCACCATTACATATCATATAAATTTTTGCTTGTTGGTAATTTCTTGCCATAACTCTTATTAACTATACATAACTATTCTTTAAGTCTTTTTAAAATGGGATATTGTTTTGTTTAATATAGGAACTTGCTTGACCTAATGACATGCCATGTTGTCGCATCAATTGTCTCACTAGCGCACCCCTCGCTTGATTTTTAGCATGACCCACACTTTTTCTTCTTGCTTGAGACATTTTTCCACCCAACGCTTTATTTGTGATTCCAGACAAAGCACCAACCGCACCAATTTCAGGAGCAAATTCAGGCATTAGTGCCATACCAATGGGTGCGGCTTTAGCAATAATGCCCGAAGATGTTTTTAATCCTTGCTTGAAACCAGTGCCAAAATCTTTCATAAAAGATTTAAAATTACCACCTTTTCTTTTTCTTCCCATACCACTAATCTTACCACTAATATCACCAGTTTTACTAATTGTATCACGATATTCTTCTGGAGCCAAAGAAGCAGCTATAGGAGCAGCCTTACTTACGAATGAAGCAGTGTCTTTAATACCTTGCCATATTTTTTTCCAATTCACAGCACCGCCACGCATAATATGCTGTTTCAATTCAGGATGCATCTCTAGAATTTGTTCCTTCATTGCTTTAGTCAATCTTGGAGCACGTCCAGCGCCATGCGAAGCAGATACAGGAAAGTAATCCATATCCAACTCATTAATAAAGGGTTGAACTGCAGCTTGTTTTAATACACCAACGCCACCACATTTTCTTGAACCACCAACAACAATAGGATGAGAAGCACGACCATATGCACCACCAAAATTCGAATTTTCAATTTGAGAAATGCTAGGATAATGACCATCATTTCCACATAATGCTTCATTTCTAAGACGCCCCCCACCATAACGTTGAGGCATATAATCAAATTCATCTCTAGGAACTACATTACGTTTAATGATATTTTCATATAAAGCACGAACTTCAGGATTAAATTGAGCAGTCATATGTTTTAAGAAAAGAAAAAAAAAATATTTATTAATGTTATAAATGTCCCAATTAAATCAATATAAGAATCAAGTGAGCGGAGATAAAATATATTATGACATTCAAATAACAAATGTAGAAAATACAAGCGTAACACCTCCTAATGTATTTTTTAATGAATCTAGAAATACTCCTTTCTTAATGTGTCCAGAAAATTACTATATGTCGATTATTCGATTTACTCTAGATACATCAACTCTTCCTGTATTTATCCCAACTATACAAACTAACCCAACAATTAATCCTAGTGGAAATCTTAATCAAACTATTTATTCTTTTCAATTTTCATACGATGGAGTATATAGCAATGAAACATATATTCAATGGATAACACAAGATACATCATTAACCGCACCAGCATTTATAACAACAAATGGATTTGTTACTCAAAATAATTCTACGGGATATTATTATTGTTATACATTTGAATATTTTGTGTCACTAATCAATAAACAAATAAATGATGCATTTGGTGCTTTTGTTACAGCAAATCCAACTTTAGGGATTCCATCAACAGCAGTCGCTCCAGTATTTGCATTTGATGGAAGCACGAGTGTATTCAGAATTATGTTTGAACAATCTTTCCTGACGACAAATGCTACACCAATTTACTTTTATATGAATGCGCCTATGTTCGATTTATTTGGATCCTTAAACGCTCTTAAGCTTGGATTCAATTCTCAAGGAAGAAATTATCAGATAATTGTAGAAAATTATGCAGGATTCAATTCTTATTCTTATCTTGATACAATTACGGGAGTAACATATAATGTTATAGAAGTAATTCAAGAATGGAGTACAATCTCTTCATGGTCGCCAATATCAGCACTCGTATTTACTACAAGTACAGTCCCCATTGCGGCAAATCTTTTATCGAAACCTACAGTGTATGTTCAAGGAAATATTTATGGTTCTTATGGGAATAATAGTAATTTTCAACAAGTTCTTACTGATTTTGTAAGTGATACTGGATTTTATAAACCTAATATCGTCTATAATCCCAGCGCTCAGTATCGTCTTCTAGAAATGTCTGGAAATCAACCTTTAACAAATTTTGATGTATCTATTTTTTGGCGCAATAATGTTGGAGAATTGATTCCTTTTCTTCTAGGAAGTGGATGTACTTGTACAATGAAAATATTATTTACAAAAAGAGAGGATGCAATGATTAAAGGAATTTAGTTTAATTTGAAAATTTTTTTTTCTTTTGATTAATGTATAACATGGATTCATTTAAGACAGTACTTATAAAGGACGCAAGGATCGCGGACATCACAGATAAAGAAGTTTATGGTGTTATGTCTGGAGGTGCTCAATCGACCCAGCAGCAAATAGCCGCAACAAGCGCTTCCT